AAGTGCATTAGACGCAACTGGTTCGTGTCCCTGAATTATCGGGAATGTTTCTGGACATAAATTCATAATATTTCTCCTTTATTTTTTATACCCCCACCCGAAGGCAGGGGCAGTTAAAGTTATCTCGTAGCTAATGCTATAAAATGCGATTGGGTTGCACCGGAACCGCCTTTATAGGGTGTTAATGCACTTGCACGAACAGGCTGACCGTCTATGCGGAGAACAAATCGAAAAACGGATTCATCGTAAATAAATCTTACATGAATACTCATGTCACTCTTCACCCCGCCCTTTTCGGCAAGAATGTAACCATTCTGGAGATTGACCAACGAAATATCACCAACGGTTCCGAGTGCTGCAGCCTGCTCTATTGCGATTGCAGGTAGACCCATTAGCCGCCCATGAGGGGCATCACTTAGACCACCAGGGGGCATATAAACGGGGATTCCACCAGTACCTACTGCAAGGCTCATTGTGAAAAGCTGTGGTTCAATGGTCTGGTTATACAGCCAGACATAATTACCAGTCTGACCAGCAAACCTACGTGAATACATTTTTACAATATTTTCAGCAACCACCGTATCTGCTGCCTGACCAGTTTCTTTAGCTACTGAAACCAGACATCCACCATTCATAAATCCGAGTGGTTGCCCTGCGCCAGTTCCCTGGAAAACAGCATCATCAATTTTGAACCCAAATTCTGAATTGAATCCCTCTTTGATAATGCCTTCAAGCTGCGGAGCGTCATCCAGGTTTTCATCGGTTGCATAGCAAAGACCAGTCAGCTTTTTGAGATTGAGTTCAATCTTTCTGAATTTTGGTTTTGAGGCGGTCTTTTCATCTGCTTCATCTTCCCAATAAGAAACAATTCCACCTGATCGATTGGAAACTCTTGACGTCTCATCAATGCCGTTCATTTTGGTGCTGTTAGCATTTCCTGAAATAGTAGTCCTTCGGCATCTCGAAGCAAGAATCCCCGTCTCAAAAACATCTTGCAAAAGCTCATTCGAGAAATCCTGCTGGACAAGGAAACCACCATCGGAAGGAACAGTTTCATTCAGGCCTGAAGCCGCATTGTGAAGGCGTGGGTCAACCGAAAAGTTGCCTCCCGGAAGTCCAGCTCTCATAATAGCCATCATCTGCTCGCCGAAAGAACCAAATCTGTCTCTGGCACTGGTATCGACTGTCTCAATTTTCGCATCCTTGGGAACTGTTAAACTACCTTCTGGCTTTTCCAAATCCCTTGAAATTCTCTCCTGCCTTTCCATAGATGTGACTACCTTGCGAATATCCTCAACGGTATCCAAAAGTTCATTTTTCAGAGCAAGTTCCGCCTCTGTAATCTCGCGGCTCTCTGCCGTACATTTTGTATCAATATCAGCTACCTTTTTCATAAGGTTTTTGATATCTTCTCTATACTGAGTAAGTGTTTTCATCCTTTTCCTCCTATACTTGTGATGGGGCTACCATTTCAGCCCTAGTTAGTAAATCTGACACCTTATCTTCTTTGGCAGTCTCAGCATCACGCAGAGGGTCAGTTTGAGCCTCACGCTCATCCTGTTTCGCCTTATCTATTTTCTGAGCATCACGCACAGACTCTTCGACTAAGCCCTTTGCCAATATCTCTTTCGCTTGATTTCGACTACACCCAGCCTCACGCAGAGCGCGTTCTAATTCTCGCGGATTCAATTCTTTTCCTATTTCACATTCTCCATTTAAACAATCAGGTACGTTTGCAAAGACAGATAGATCAAACATAGATGCATTTACCTCTCCGCCCTCTTCAATCTGGTCAACCATCCCCATCTCAAGAGCCTCTTCTGCCGTAAGCCATGTCTCGGCAGCCATAAGATCTTTAATTTCTTTTTCATCTTTGCCGGTTTTATTCACGTATGTTTTCGCAAGTACACCGTCAATTTTATCCAGAAGGTCAGCTTCTTTCCTGAAATCAGCCGCACTTCCTATTGATATTGACCATGCTTCGTGAAACATAAAAAAAGCATTTTCAGCCATTACAACCTCATCGCTGGACAACGCTATGATCGAAGCTATTGAAGCCGCTATCGCATCAATGTGTGTGATTGTCTTTGCTGAATGTTGCTTAATAGTGTTAGCTATCGCCGTACCATCAAAAACATCTCCACCGGGTGAATTTATACGGATATGAATAGTGTCGGCTTTAATCTCACTAAAATCTTTGGCGAATTGTGCTGCCTCAATACCGAACCAACCTATCTCATCATAAATATAGACAGTTGCATCGTTCGCCTTATTCTCAATTTTATATTTGCCCTTAATCTTTCCGAACGGGCTACGTTTGATTCTCATTTTCTTCAACCTCCTTGGGTTTTTCAGGCGTTACCGCTGGGGTTATTCCCTGACTTGTAGCTTTATCCATAAATTCGTCTATCTTACTTAATGGGATCATATTATTGACTGGCACAAAGAGTTCGTCTGCATACTCGTTATCGCTCGGGTCCCAGTCTTCCTTTTCGCGTATATCATTTGGGCTCATTGCCCCGATTCCAAACATCTTTGCATAATAATCTGCCCGATCTTTCGAGTTTCCACGCATCAGACCATCAACATTGTGCCTGGTATAGATTCCCCGCTTGAATTGCTCTGACTCGGTAAGAAGCTGCATGTTATAATGTTGCTCAAAACGGATTAACCAGGGTAAAATAGAATCTGTTACAAATGATATCTGTTCTGATTCGATATTTGAGAAGGATGATTTTGTTAGGTCTTTCAGTTTATGCGGTGGAAGATTGAACCATCGTGCAACTTCTGGAATCTGAAATTGCCTGCTCTCCAGGAACTGCGAATCATTTGGTGCAATGCCAACATTTTCTATTTTCATTCCGTCCTGAAGCAGCATCAGACGATGAGATTTTCCAAGACCGCTGTATGCTTCTATAAGAGATGCTTTTATATCAGCCTTTACCGCTGGATCAAGCTTCCCGGGAGTGGATACAATCACGCCGGGATGTGTACCATTGCCAAAATAATTACTCCCAAATGTTTCCATCGCCATACCGAGACCAATGGATTTGCGAGCCATTGATACAACGGAGTAACCCATAAGACCATCGAACCCAAGGCCAGGAATATGTAGTATTTTCGATCTCGGCAGTGGTATTTCCTCATTGCCGACCCTGATATTGTATATAAGTTCTCCATCCTTCATTGCAGGCCGGACACGGTTCGGACCTATCGGCCACAACTCGACAACCTCACCCATGCCGTTTCGAACAATCTCAGCATAGCAATTTCCCCATGTCAGGATGTGCGCCACCATTACCTCACGGCCAACCTGCGCAGTCATCCAAGGATTAAATTTATCGTGAAGTACCTTGAAAAGTGGATTTTCATTGACAAAGACTGTCTTTTTCTTGCTTTTTCTGAGTAAATGGAGGGGAAGTGTGGATACTGTACCTGATATGAGCGTCACAGCATTCCAAAAAGCTGAGTAGGTCAGAGCGGTTTCTTCTGTGACAATCTCACCTGATAGGGACTGAGAGCCGGCAAGATTCCACAGAGAACGATCCCAGGCCTTAGGATCAGTAACACCCAAATTACGGAAATGATGGTAAGACTTCGCTATCCTCTTGAAAAAATTCAATAATCCACCATAAGTAGAGTAATTATTGGAAAGATTTAAAACTATATGGTGGAATTGTTACATATATAATGGGGGTTGTCTTGTAAGAGAATGAACTAAATGGAAGGTTTATTCTATGAAGGGCTTTTCTAAGCTTTCTAACGCCTCACGAGGGATACGAAGCAATTTACCGCCTACTTTAACCGCTTCTAATTTTCCTGTTTCTATCCAGACATAGACGGTTGACCTTGCAACTGAGTAAAATTTAGCCACCTCATCAGGCCTAAGAAGTTCTTTATTGGGTAGGTCTGGCATAGTTACTCCTTTATTCCCGTATAATTTAAGATACCTTGCGGCTCTTTTGCACCTTCATACTTACGAACGAGATCACCGTATATTGCTTCTCTGGCTTCTTCATAACTATCAAAAATCTTTACCTTAGCATAACTGTGAGTATATCCAATACCACCTCTTTCAACATACTGCTTTGCTTCTGTCTTAGTTTTTACTGCTGCTCCCCATGGTTCATCAATAGATCGCGTTGTCCCATCACCATCTGCTAATAAAACAAAAACTTCCTTCATAATGTTACTCCTTTCTAAAAAACATTTCTTCTAACTGTTTTTTTAATCTGCTAATCTGCCTTTCAATTTGGGTTATAAAATCTTCAATGATATACATTGTTTCATAATCTAAATTCTGAAGAAGATCATTATTCCTATCATAATTTTCTCTGAAATCATTTTTAAAAGTTATCAATGCTTCTATGTTTTGTTTACATTTCTCATATCTTTTTTGTACCTCTATGCTGTCTTTTACTTTCATCTTGATTCTCCTTTCTAAAATGCCATTTCTGCGAGCATCTCACTTTTAGACATACCTTCATAAGCAGATACAACCCGTCGTGGTTCAGGATTCATTGCAAGAAGGGCAGTTGCATTAAATGTCGCCATCAGGGGATCAATTTTCCCTGTACCACTTGCCTGCTTCGTAATACTAATTGCATTCCCTCGTGGTTCTACTCTTGCATTTCCCACACACCACGTCATAAGCGGTTGCCCTCCATGAATGATTGTCTTCTCAGCAACTCGTCTTTCAAGGGTTTTAATAGCGCCATTTAATCGCCACCCCTGAGGTATACCCACAACACGATCATGTTCAATACCCCTCGCCTGTACCTCATCTACGATATCACCAATACCAACAGGGTCAACCCCGAGCCGGTCAAGCAAGCCTGACTCTTCACATTTCATCACAATATCGCCCACCTGTTGAACATCCTGCCCGATCTCATCCACAATAATCAGATCACCGTCCTTCTGAAAATCTCTGTATTTTGGGGCCTCTGATTTTCTGCGCTTTAATGCCAAGGGGTGAGCCCACGCACGAGTGAATAGTAACCAGTCCCTTGTCTCTGCGTCCCTGCCGATAACAGCCAGTCCCAACAGATCATCAAGACCACCGCCATCTATTCCAATTACTACTACATCAGACCGCTCAAGAATCATTTCAAGCGTGACCTCACCTGTAGCCGCTTCCCAAAAGTCCGCCCCGGCCCATCGTTGCGATTTAAGGGAAAGCCCCATTTCTACATTGAGATGTTTCGCAAGGAATCCCTGCATGGATACGTCACCTGCTTCCTCAGCCTTCTTATATTCACGTAAGATAAACTCCTCATCTACGGAGGCCCCAAGGTTCGGGTTTGTAATATACCAGTACTTTGGATCCAAGTGCTTTTTCTGTTTCAGGATCGCTTCAGGAAACTCATAGAGGATGGGAAGGAAGCTCTTGTCATTAATCCGTCCATCACGAACCCCACGGGCATAATCTAACTTTTGCTTGAATATACCAGCCGGTGCTTCATCTGATTGTGTGGTAAGCCATATTACAAATCCCTCTGGTCTGGATGCAAGACCACCGCATGCCTCACGAAACATATTCTCAGCATTGTTTCGCTTACCAAACAACCATGCCTCATCAATCAAGATACCCGTGGCCTTCTTACCACCAGTAGATTCTGAATCGGCCGCAACAACCTTTAGCGTCGCGCCAGTGTTTCGATTTGTTATGGTTCTTATATGTTCCTGAATATGCATTAGGTCAGAAAGGTCAGGGTCGGCTTTGACAGCATCGCGGGCAGGTAAAAAGGAATTCGACGCAACTTCTACCGTCGGACTAAGGATAAGAAATTCCGCAGAGTCGCGCCAGTTTCGGCATAGGGCTATAAGCATTAAAAGTGCGGCTGTGGAGCTTTTTGAATTCTTTTTGCTGATTAATAAGAAATATTCAGAGATTAAACGACGGCCAGAATCCACATCGTATGAACCAAAAATTGAACTCACAAAATCGAATACCCATTGTCGGCCAATCTCTCCGATAGTCGGACGATTCAGGACATCGACAAGGCGAAGGTCTTTGAACTCAGCAAGGGATTTAGTCGCTTCTTTAGGAAAAATAGGCGGAGGGATAAGAGATTCCCCAGCCACAACACGTTTTTCCCAATCCTTACAACTCGTATCCCATTCCATTATTTCTTAACCACCGCCAGTTTAGGTGAAGCTGAAGCACTGAAACGTCCGGCTCCGGCAGTTTTGGCACGTTCGCTTGCTTCGTCTTTCTTGCCAAGGCCCTCACCCTTGCGTGAATGAATGAAAGGCGCACAAGCAATTGCCATCTTGTCCCGACGATTCTTATCTGCCAGCTCATCGTTCATTACGTTTAGCATGTATTCCAGAGGATTCAGTTTCTCAGCCTTGCCTCCTGGCTTCACTTTCTCTGTAGGTGCAATCTTGACTTTCCCCTTAGCACCAACCGGCCTTCCAGCCCCGATTCTATATCCACCACTTGCCATTTTCTAACCCCTTTTGATTGTTTCTTATTAATATATTATTTTTTGATTAATTAATCAAGGACAGAATTAATTATATAAGTGGG